TACGTGTTGTGAGACGGAACAGGGAGAAGCACTAAACGGAATCATGACGTGATGATCCTGCGGCCATACCAGAGCGAAGCCGTGGAGGCTGTCTACCGCCATCTGCGGAAGCGGGATGACCACCCCGGCGTGGTCATCCCCACCGCCGGCGGGAAGACTCCCGTCATCGCGACCATCTGCCGGGACGCGGTGCAGATCTGGCAGGGGCGAGTGCTCATCCTGGCTCATGTGAAGGAACTGCTGGAGCAAGCCGCCGAGAAGCTGCAGTTGGTCGCGCCGGACCTGCCGGTGGGCATTTACTCCGCCGGCCTCAGGCGCCGCGACCTTGGGTACGCGGTCACCATCGCCGGCATCCAGTCCATTTACCAAAAGGCCTGTGACGTCGGGTCGATAGACCTCGTGATCGTCGACGAGGCGCATTTGATTCCGCCCGACGGTGAGGGGATGTACCGGCAGTTCCTGGCCGACGCGAGAGTCGTTAACCCGCAGATTAGGATCATCGGCCTGACAGCGACTCCGTTCCGCATGAAGTCGGGCACGATCTGTGCGCCGGAGAATATCCTGAATGCCATCTGCTACGAGATCGGCGTCCGCGAGCTGATCGTCCAGGGCTACCTGTGCCCGCTGCGGACCAAGGCCGGCACGCTCAAGCCCGATACTGAAAAGCTCCACGTCCGCGGCGGCGAGTACGTCGCTGGCGAGGTCGAGGACTTGATGGACGAAGAGAATCTCGTCCTCTCGGCCTGCCGGGAGATCGTCGAGCAGACCAAGGATCGCAAGAGCGTGCTGATCTTCGCCAGTGGCGTTCGCCACGGGCAGCACATCGCGAGCGTCCTCCAGCAACAGCATGGCGTGGAATGCGGCTTCGTCTGCGGGGAAACGCTGCCGTTCGAGCGGGATGACACGCTGAAACGATTTCGCAGCGGCGCCCTGAAATACCTGTGCAACGTCAACGTCCTGACCACCGGCTTCGATGCCCCCAACATCGACTGCGTCGCCCTGGTGCGCCCAACCCTATCGCCGGGTCTGTACTACCAGATGGTCGGTCGCGGATTTCGTCTTCATCCCGGCAAGGCCGACTGCCTGGTGCTGGACTTCGGCGGCAACGTCGTGCGGCATGGGCCCGTCGATCAACTGCGTGTCAGCACTGATGAGGCCAACGGCAATGGCGAGGCGCCGGCCAAGGAGTGCCCGCAGTGTCACGCACTGATCGCGGCAGGTTACGCGAACTGCCCGGAGTGCGGCCACGAATTCCCCGAGCGTAACCGCCGCAAGCATGAAGCGACGGCCAGCAGCGAGGGCATCCTGTCCGATCAGGCGACACGAGTGGACCACGAGGTCGCCGACGTCTTCTACGCGGTCCATTCAAAGCGCAATGCGCCGCCGGAAGCGCCTCGAACGATGCGGGTCGATTACCGCATCGGTTTCAACGAGTACGTCAGCGAGTGGGTCTGCTTCGAGCACACCGGCTACGCCAGGCAACGGGCCGAGCAATGGTGGATGCGGCGTTCGAGCGACGCGGTGCCCTCATCTGCCGAAGAAGCCGTCGAGTTGGCTGAAGCCGGCGCCCTGGCACCGACCTTGGCCATCACCGTTGAGCATAAACCCGGCGAGAAATTCGATCGCGTCGTGGGCTACCAGCTGGGGGATAAGCCGCCGCGAATGGATTCAGAGGAGGGCCTGCCCGAGGAGACGTCGCCGGACCGCCCTTGCCCGAACTGCGGCGGGATGGATCGCGCCTTGCACGCCGGGTCGGGTCCGCATGCCGGACAGGAACTCTGCGCCTCGTGTGGTCGCCTGCTACGCAGGGTGCCGAAGGATGAATACCAAGAGCGGCTGGCCGCGGAGGTCCCCTTCTAATGGTGGCTTCCGCAAGGATCATCATTGACGCCGAATTGCGCCGGCTCGTCCCGCCCCTGGCGGACGAGGAACGACAGGCGCTCGAGGAGAATATCCTCCGCGACGGCTGCCGCGAGCCGCTGGTCGTCTGGCGTGGCTACGACATCCTGCTCGACGGTCACCACCGTCACGAGATCTGCCGGCGGCACGGCATCGAGTTCGCCATCACCGACGTAGATTTGCCGGACCGCGAGGCGGCAGCCGATTGGATCGACGCCAACCAGCTCGGGCGCCGCAACCTGACGCCCGACCAGTCGGCGTTATTGCGTGGACGGCGGTACAACCGGCTGAAAAGGGCGCAGGGCGCACCACTCGGCAATGCCAATGCCGCAAAACAAAGTGGACAAAATGTCCACTTTGAAAGGACGGCCGAGCGCCTGGCCCGCGAGCACGGCGTCGACGAGAAGACTATCCGGCGCGACGGCGCTTTCGCCAATGCTGTCGACCGCGCCGGGGCGCTCGATCCCGATCTCGAGCGCAAGCTCGTCAGCGGCAAGGGCCCGCCGAAGGCGGCCGTCATCAAGGCCGCCGATCTACTCGACCGGCACCCAGATCGGGCACGCGAAGTCCTCGAGGGCAGACGGACGACGGCCGATGTCGTCCGTGAGATTCGCCGCCGGGAGACCGCTGAGCGACTCAACCAGATCGCGGTCCGCGAAGCGGAAGCACCCACCGGCCTCTTCGACGTGATCGTCATCGATCCGCCCTGGCCGATGCGGAAGATCGAGCGCGACTGCCGGCCGAACCAGGCCGAATTCGACTATCCCACGATGACCGAAGACGAGCTGGCCGGTCTGCGGATTCCCGCAGCCGGGGACTGCCACGTTTGGCTGTGGACCACTCAGCGATTTCTGCCGTTGGCGCTGGCCCTGCTTGATCGCTGGGGCCTGAACTACGTCTGCACGTTCGTCTGGCACAAACCCGGTGGCTTTCAGCCCATCGGCCTGCCGCAGTTCAACTGCGAGTTCGTCGTGTACGCCAGACGCGGCAGCCCGGTGTTCCTCGATACCAAGGCCTTTCAAACCTGCTTCGAAGCCCCACGCGGCCGGCACAGCGAAAAACCCGAGGCCTTCTACGCGATGGTGCGGCGGGTTACCGCCGGGCGCCGCCTGGACATGTTCAACCGGCGACGGATCGAAGGTTTCGTCGGTTGGGGCAAGGAGGCCCAATGAGTGATTGGCAGCACGACAAGCGCTGGTCCGACCAGTTCATTCCACAGATCCGCGAGATCGTGGCCAGGCACCTGATCCTCGAAGCGCCGCTCGAGGAGGACGTGCATCACAACACCGACCTGATCGTGTTGTACACGTCGGCCGTGCGGATCGCCTGCCGTGTTCGGCGGGCCCAGTACGCGGAGCGCTACGCCGACGAGTTCACCATCCGCAGCAAGCGCCCGGGCGGGACCAGGACGGAGCTGCACAAGGTTATCGCCGGCTGGGGTGATGTGTTGTTCTACGGTTTCACCGTCGGCGGGCAGGTCGCCCGCTGGGTGCTGGGGGATTTGACCGTCTTCCGACGCTGGTACGAGGACGAGCTACGACGGCTGCCTACGGATTGTCCGGCGGGCATTCTGCTGAGCAACGGTGACGCCAGCTCGCAGTTCATGGCCTTCAAGATTGGGTGGCTGCCCCCCGAGTTTGTCATCGCGAGGTCGTAGATGGACGTTAGGACGCCGCAGGAAACCATCCGCCGCTTCCTCGAGCTGCTGTTTCAGCCCGGGGATGTATTCGAGGTCCGCGCGCCGGGCTGCCGCGAACAGCGCAGCACCCGCTACACCTTCACCTGCTCGGGCTATTTCACCTTCGATTCAATCGATGCCGCCGTGCGCGAGATCGTCGCACTGGACGATTCTGGCACGGCGCCCGGCGTCTACCTGACGATCAACCCCGTGGCGCCGGCGCTGCTGGCTCGGGCGGCCAACCGCATCAAGCCACGGGCCCGAGAGACCACCCAGGATAAGGACATACTCCGCCGGCGCTGGCTCCTGATCGACGTAGATCCCGTCCGCCCCTCAGGCGTGAGCTCGACCGACGCCGAGCTGGCCTTGGCACGAGATCGTGCCGGCGCCATCGCTGAATACCTGGCCTCCCTCCATTGGCCCGCACCCATCGTGGCGATGTCCGGCAACGGCTACCACCTGCTGTACCGCATAGATCTGCCGGCAGAAGACGACGGCTTGGTCAAAGCTGTACTGGCGGCGCTGGCTGCGCGCTTCAGCGATGACAAGGTTGTCGTCGACCGCGCCGTTCACAACCCGGCGAGGATCGTCAAGGTGATCGGCACGGTCTCCCGCAAGGGTGACGACCTCCGCGGCATGGTGGGCCTCGAGGACCGGCCGCACCGCCGGTCCGAGTTCGTGGACGTTCCCGACGCCGACGCCGTCGACGTCGTACCCGTGGGCCTACTTTCCACCCTGGCCGGCTCCGAGGCCAAGGAGGCCACGCCCGACGCCCCACGGGCCAACGTGGCGGCCCCCGTGGCCAACGAAAGCGACCGTTTCGATTGCACCCCCGCCGGCGTTCGGGCCTGGCTCGAGGCCCGGGGCGTGGCCGTCAAGGGCGAACGTCGCAACGGCGACAAAACGCTGCTGCTGCTGGAGCACTGCCCGATCGATCCCGAGATCATCTCGTCCGGCAGCTCCGACATCGCGGTAATGGTCGGCGACGACGGCATGCTGTCGTACTGCAACAAGCACAACCGCGGCCAGCACTACACCTGGCACGACCTGCGGCGGGCGCTTGATCCGGACTACGAGCCTCCGCCCCAAGAAGCCGGCGACGTCGATCTCTCAGCATTCCGCATTTCGGGGCACGATTCCCCGCCAGTCGATGCCGGTGGCGCGCAACCCGCCAACCCCGGCCCGCTGCCAGACGAACTGCTTCGAGTTCCTGGCTTCGTCAGCGAGGTGATGGACTTCTGCCTGGAAACCGCGCCATACCCGAACCCCGGGCTGGCGTTCGGTGGCGCGCTGGCGCTTCAGGCCTTCCTGGCCGGCCGTAAGGTCCGCGACCCCGGCGACAACCGGACCAATCTCTACATCCTCGCGCTGGCAGACTCCTCCGCCGGCAAGGACGCGCCTCGCAAACTGAACGTGCGGATCGTCAATGCCGCAGGGTTCGCCCGTTGCCTTGGCGAACGCATCGCCTCTGGCGAAGGCATCCAAGACGCGCTCTTCGCCGATCCGGCCATGCTGGTGCAGACCGACGAGATCGACGGCATTCTCCAGTCGATCAACAAATCCCGCGACGCCCGCCACGAGAGCATGATGAGCACGCTGCTGACGCTGTACTCGTCCTCGAACAGCGTCTATCCAATGCGACGCAAGGCGGGGAAGGAATACCCCGGTGTTATCGATCAGCCTTGCCTGGTCATCTTGGGCACGGCAATCCCCAACCACTACTACGAGGCCCTTTCCGAACGGATGCTCACCAACGGCTTCTTTGCCCGCATGCTGATCCTCGAGGCCAACCAGCATGAACGGCGCGGCCAGGAATCATCCATCCGCGAACTGCCTCCGCGAATTGTGGCGACGGCGAAGTGGTGGGCGGAATTCCGGCCCGGCGGCGGCAATCTCACCGGCAGCCACCCGGCGCCGGCCATCGTCGAGCAGACCGACGACGCCAAGCGCGTGCTGGCTGAAACGCGCATGGAGGCGGACGCGGAGTACAACAAGGCCCAGGCCGGGCAGGATGCCGTGGGCACCACGGTCTGGGGCCGGGTCAGCGAGCAGGCCCGCAAGCTCGCCCTGATCTACGCGCTCAGCGAAAACCACGTCGAACCGCGCATCGGGGTCGAAGCGGCCCGCTGGGCCTCGCAGCTGGTCGCGCACCAGGTCCGGCGGATGCTCTACCAGGCCGCCAGCCACGTGGCCGACAACCCCTTTCATGCCGAGTGCCTGAAATTCCTCAAGAAGCTCCGTGAAGCGCCGGGGCAGGCGCTGGCCCACCAGACGCTGCTCAAACGCATGAAGATCGAGGCCACTCGCTTTCGTGAGCTCGTCACCACGCTGGTGCAGCGCGGCGACGTCGTGATCGACTCGGAGCCGACCCCAGGTCGGGCACGCACGATCTACAGGTTGACCGGCGAAGAAGGGTAAGGAAGGTGAAGGAAGAGCGAAGGAAGTCTGAATGAGAATATATAATAAATACTACTACTTCTCTTCTTCCTTCTCTCTTTCACCCGCTACCCGTGCGCACGCCCCCGCATGCGCACGCGTATACGTGAGGGGGTGGGGTGAAGTAGGGAAGAAAGTGAAGGAAGTCGGGTCCTACCTGGCCGAAGACGCCGGGAGGGGCCGTGGGAACGGGCGCCAAGATAGACAGACTTTGTTGCGCCTGTCCGACTTTTTTACAACCCACGTCCACATCGCGAGTTACGCCGATCCCGCCCGTAGTCAGGCCCGCCGGTTGGCCACACACGGCGGTTCGGGCTCCGGAGGCACGCCACAAGGCGTTTGGGGTTGGCCCACAACGCGCCCCGTTGGCCCACGTGCAAACGGGGGTGGCTTGGACGTATCACGGGTGCCGGCTGGCGAGTTTGTTGCGACGTGGGCCAACGTGCCGCGTTTCCCGCGGAGCGGCAACGGAATGCAACGGATGGAAAACGTGAAAGGGAGTTCGCGAGATGAAAATTGAGATGCGGCCGCTGGCCGAGGTCAAACCGTACGAGAAGAACCCCCGGATCAACGATGCGGCGGTGGACGCCGTGGCCGAATCGATTCGGCGGTTCGGGTTCCGCCAACCGATCGTGGTCGACGCCGACGGCGTCATTGTTTGCGGACACACGCGTTGGAAGGCGGCACAAAAGCTGGGCATGGAAAAGGCGCCTGTCCATGTCGCCCGCGATCTGACGCCCGAGCAGATCAAGGCGTACCGCATTGCGGACAACAAGACGTCGGAACTGGCCGAGTGGAATCCCGAGCTGCTGTCTATCGAGTTGGGCGAATTGAGCGGCGCCGGCATTGACTGGTCGCTGCTGGGCTTCGACCAGGATGACCTGGCCAAGCTGCTCGATCCCGGCGTCCAGCAAGGTCAGACCGATCCCGACGACGTGCCCGAGCCGCCGGATGAAGCGATTACCCAGCCCGGCGACCTGTGGGTGCTCGGCGAGCATCGGCTGCTGTGCGGCGACAGCAGCTCGGCGGCTGATGTTGATCGGCTTCTCGATGGCCAGCCGATCCATCTGGTGAACACCGATCCGCCCTACAACGTGCGCGTCGAGCCGCGGAGCAACAACGCCATCGCCGCTGGGCTTTCGTCGTTCGGTTCGCCCGATGCGCTGACCCATCACCAAGGCTTCGACCTGGCCCGCCGCCCTGACATTGCCAAAGCGACTCACAAGAAGCTTCGGCCCAAGGATCGTCCGTTGGCGAACGACTTCGTCACCGCCGAGGCCTTCGAGAAGATGCTCCTGGCTTGGTTCGGCAACATGGCCCGCGTCCTGCTGCCCGGTCGCGGGTTTTACATCTGGGGCGGCTACGCCAACTGCGCCAACTATCCGCCGGCATTGAAGGCCTGCGAACTGTATTTCAGCCAGGCCGTCATCTGGGACAAGCAGCATCCGGTCCTGACGCGGAAAGATTTCATGGGCGCGCATGAGTGGTGCTTCTATGGCTGGCGGGAAGGCGCCGCGCATGTGTTCCTCGGTCCGAACAACGCCACCGATCTGTGGCACGTCAAGAAGGTCAACCCGCAGAGCATGATTCACTTGACCGAGAAGCCCGTCGAGCTGGCGGTGCGGGCCATCCAGTATTCGTCGCGGGCCGGCGAGAACGTCCTGGACCTGTTCGGCGGCTCGGGCTCGACCCTCATCGCGGCCGAGCAGACCGGGCGGCGGGCGTTTCTGATGGAACTGGATGGGTTGTATTGCGACGTGATCGTGCAGCGGTGGGAGAAGTTCACGGCTCGGAAGGCGGAGCGGATCTCAGGCCGGAGCAACGCCCCCGTCGTGGCGGAGGCGTTGGTGGAGGGGGCGAGATGATGTCAGGCGGCGTTGAACTCGAACTGCCCGCGCTCGATCTTGCGAAAGCGGGCGGCCTCGCCCTTGTCGCGGATCTCGCGAATGATCGCGGCGTACAGCGTGGCGTGGGGCGTTTTGCCGCCGGGGCTGGTCCACAGGCCCTGCTCCGCCATCGCGGTGATCATTTCCTGCGATCGCAGCGGCTTGCTCGCCTTCTTGAGGACTTCGGCCGCAGCATCCAGGGCGCTGGTGCGCTTGGGCTTCTGCTTGCCGTCGGCCTTCTTCGCCTTGGTCTTCTTGGTTGCGGCCTTGGCGTCTGTGGCGGACTTTTCCTTGCCCCTGGCACCAGCCTCGGTCGCCTCGTGGGTTTCGGCCTTCTTGGCTGCGCTCCGCAAGCGCTGGGCGCTCTTGATGCGGATGCGCTTGCCGGTGGCGGTGTTGGTGGCATTCCACCCGCCGTTCGTGTTGGCGCTGTCGATCCGCACCTTCACGATTCTGTCGCTGACCTTGGCGGTATAAAGCCCGCCAACCTCGATCTTGTTCTTCTTCATCTCAGTTCTCCTTGGAAAAAAACGTGTACGCTCCAATCGTCACTCGCTTCAGTTCACCGGCACCGTCATGATGCGGTGCGTCCCATCCAGCATCTCGTGGTCGCAGAGGTAGGCGAACTCGACGCCCGCGGCGGCCAGGCGGTCGGCATCGGCTTGGTCGACGACCAGGTTCTTGCCGTCCAGGAGGATCGCGACGCCATGTCCATCGGCGTTGGTCCATTGGATGGCCTCGCCGGCGGTCTCGAACTCGGTGCTCTTGATTTCGATGGTCTTGCGCGTCATCGTCGATGTCTCCATTGCACTGCGGCCTCAAAACTCAAAACCCAGGTTCAGGCAGCGGGTCAGGTCGGCCATTGTCATCTGGCGGGCCCGCAGGATCTTGGCGGCCCAAGCCGCCAGGGCCAGGCATTGGCCGCTGCAGACCTCGCGGAGGAATCGCCGCAGCTCGCCATCCAAGGCGATGGGTTGCTCAGCGGCCTCATCAGGGGTTGCGTTGATCGGGTCGGTCGTCTTGGTGCGTTTCGTCTTGCGTGTCATGGTCCTCAGCCTTTCTGCGGATGGCGTTCAGTTCCACCTGTTCAGCTCCAGGACGGCCAGCGTGTATCCGCATCTGCGGCATTCGTTGCGAATGGCCTGGCGGATGGCGGGCGTGGCATCCTGCGCGATGTAGATGCGGTTCAGGCGTCCGAAGGTCAGCGTCTCGATCCGGCGGAGGCCCTTGCGGTTGCGGTGCATCAGCCAGTCCATCGTCGTCGTCTTGGTGTTGAGTGTCTTGCCGGTCATGGTCGTGGTCTCCTGTCGTCAGCGTTAGTTCGCGGCCAGCTCGTACCCGGCCCGCTCCAGGCGGGTGGCGTCGGCGAGGCAGACCACCCAGAAGGCCCCCTCGCCCAGAACCACCGCGCCAGCCTTGGTCCTGGCCGCGATGTTGAAGGCGGTCGATTCGTCGCGGATCACCATCGGGCGGTATTTCAGGTTGAGGGCGGTCGTGGCCTTGTCTGCGGCGTCCACCAGGGTTTTCAGGGCCGTCTCGTTTTCGTTGGTCTTGGCGTTCATCGTTTCGTCTCCCGCGTTAGGTACGTTCTTCTTCGTACACACATGACTTACCTCCGGTCTGGCCCCAAGGGAAGGAAAACCACCGGAATTCCGCATCTTTCGGCAAGATTCTTGGGCGGCAGGTTGGCGAATAAGTGTCATCACAATGACACTAATCTGCGCCCCCTGGCACCGGACTTGCCTGAACCGCCAGATCCGGCGGCACGGGCTCGAAAACGCAATGTTAAGATGGGGCAAGTAGAAGCGAAACCGCCCGGCGAAGGCTGGGCGGCGGCAGGAAGGGCGGCGGCCCCATTAGGCCGCCGCGTCGTACTTGCGGGCCAAGCCGAGGAGCTTGGCCTTGATGGCCTTCCAATCCGGCTTGGTGCCGTCGGCGGCCAGTTCGCCGAAGACCTTGTCGTGCAGCTCGCCCTTGTACCACCCGCGGGTCCAACCCAGGCGGTAGCAGAGGCGGTTCAATTCTGTCTCGCCCATTCCCGCCCCGGGGCGGTCCCAGCAGCTTCTGGTGCCCTCGCGCTTGATGTAATCCCAATCCGAGCAGCGTTTGCTGGTCAGGGCCAACTCGACCAGGCCGAGGCACATCATGATGTACCCGGTGACCTTGGTCTTGTTGAGCGTGCCGGCGAAGGCTCGGAATTCAATCCGGTTCTGGCCTCGGGCCAGGTGGGTCAGGTTGAGCAGGTGGTAGCGATCCGCTTCGCAGCGGGCCTTGGCGGTTTCCTTGTTGGCGTAGGGCTTGATCTGCTTGGTGTAGGTGATCTGCTCCCGTCGGCGGCTCCCGGTGCTGGCGAAGATGGCCTTCTCGTGGTTGCCCACCAGGGAGATCAGCCTGGCCAGGGCGGCGGCGTCGCCGTTCCATTCGACGGTGACGTGCAGCCCGCAGCTGCCGTTGACCTTGGCCCCGCGGGCGGCCATCGCCTCGATGGCCATCTCGATCTCGCAGAAGCCGGCATACCCGCGAAGCTTGGGGCTGACGAACTCGCAGCCTTTGCGGTCGAGCGTTTCCGGGGCGATGCTCGAATCCCGCTCGGCATGCCAGCCCTCGGGCAGCCAGGCAACCTGAAGCCCCCCGTGGTACGGCCCGATCGGCGTCGGGTCGCTGTTTGGCATCGTGGTCTCGAATTCCACCCCCCAGGCGATCTCGTTGATGTTCGTGGTCATGTCGTCTGCTCCTTGGTTGTGTACGTCTCCTGCGTACACACACATCAGTACAACATGTGGGGGGAAAGGGAAGGAAAACGGCCGGAATTCCGCATGTTTCATGGAGATTCTGCAGCGGCCAAGAGGCAAGAAAGTGTCATCACCATGACACTATTGGCGGCATGTGGACCCGCACTTGCATGCGGTCAGGAGATGTCCTTACGGCAGCTAAGCATGTGATGTGAAGGTGGGGTAGATGGCAGAAGTATTGGACAACCCAGCCCAGAATCGCGGTAGCGTCAACCCGATGGCCTTGACCTTGGCGGATGCCGCCCGGCTGCTATCCGCCGCCGGCGGTCGGGCCATCACTGTGGCCATGCTGCAGGCAGACATCGATCTCGGCGCGCCGATCAATGGCGACGGCACGATCAACCTAGTTCATTGCGCCGCCTGGCTGGTGAAGGAGGCCTCCGCCCGTGGCGATTGACCCGCGCAGACTGAGACCGGCCGATCTGGTACGGCTGCTCAATTCCACGCCGCTGGGCGCGGTCACCGGCGAACGGCAGCTCTACCGCCATCGCACGCAGGCCGGCTACCGCATCGGCGACGGTCGGCACATCGATCTGCTGCGTTACGTCGCCTGGCTGATCATCGAGCGGCAGCGAGCCCAGGCGGAGCCCGAGGGCCTTACCGGCTATGAGGCCCACAAGGAACGGGCCCGCCAGCGCGCAGTCGACATGTCGCTGAGTGGCCGCGACATCGGCGAGCTGCCGGCAGTGGTGAACTCTGCTCGCCGCGACAAGGCCTGCCGCGACTTCCGCTTCTTCTGCGAGCAGTACTTCGCCCAGACCTTCCACCTGGACTGGTCTAAAGATCACCTGAAGGTCATTGCCAAGATTGAGCAGGCCGTGCTGGAAGGCGGTCTGTTCGCGATGGCCATGCCCAGGGGATCGGGCAAGACCTCCCTCTGCGAGATCGCCTGCGTGTGGTCGCTGGTCTATGGACACCGTGAGTTCGTGGCTCTCATCGGCAGCGACGAGGAGCACGCCGCCAACATGCTCGACAGCATCAAGGTCGAGCTGGAGACCAACGACCTGTTGCTGGAGGACTTCCCCGAGGTGGTCTTCCCCATCCGCAGCCTGGACGGCATCCACCAGCGGTCGGCCGGTCAACTCTATCACGGCAAGCAGACGCACATCGGCTGGACGGCAAGGGAGTTGCTGCTGCCGACCATGCCCTGCAGCAGGGCCAGCGGAGCGATCATCCGCGTGGCCGGCATCACCGGCCGCATCCGCGGAATGAAGCACAAGCGTACCGACGGCACCAGCATTCGCCCGTCGCTGGTGCTGATCGACGACCCGCAGACCGACGAATCGGCCCGAAGCCCGAGCCAGTGTGCGGCGCGGGAGCGCATCCTGGCCGGCGCCATCCTCGGCCTGGCAGGGCCGGGACGGAAGATCGCCGGACTGATGACGCTGACTGTCGTGCGCCCCGACGACCTGGCCGACCGGATTCTCGACCGTGAGAAACACCCCCAGTGGCAGGGCGAACGCACCAAGATGGTCTATGCCTGGCCGACGAACGAGGCGCTGTGGGCCAAGTACGCAGAGCTGTGGCGTCAGGGGATGCGGGCCGACCGTGGCATCGCCGACGCGACCGAGTTTTATCGCATCCACTGCGAGGCGATGGACGAAGGCGCCGTGATCGCTTGGCCGCAAAGGCATCACCCCGACGAACTCTCGGCCATCCAACACGCCGTGAACCTGAAACTCGACCGTGGCGAGGCTGCATTCTGGGCGGAGTACCAGAACGAGCCGCTTCCTGAGGAGCAGGTCGACGAGGATCTGCTGACCGCCGATCAGATTGCCGCCAAGGTCAACGGCTTGAAACGCGGCGAGGTGCCTATTGGCTGCACACACATGACCATGTTCGTGGATGTACAGGCCAAGGCGTTGTTTTGGTTGGTCACCGCATGGGAGGACGACTTCACAGGCTACGTCATCGACTATGGCACCGAGCCGGAGCAGCGCGAACAGTACTTCACGCTCCGTGACATCCGCCGGACGCTGGCGACGGCTGCGCCCCGCGCCGGGCTGGAAGGCGCGATCTACGCCGGCCTGGAGCGAATTACCGAGGCGACGCTCGGCCGCGAATGGCGGCGTGATGATGGCGCGATGGTGCGGATCGACCGCTGCCTGATCGACGCCAACTGGGGCAATTCGTCGGACGTAGTTTATCAGTTCTGCCGGCAGAGCAAATACGCTGGCATGGTAATGCCCAGCCACGGGCGGTACGTGGGTGCGTCGAGCGTCCCGTTCTCTGAGTACAAGCGAAAACGTGGCGACCGTGTGGGGCTGAACTGGCGTATCCCGGTGGTGACGGGGAAGCGGGCTGTCCGGCACCTGGTGTTTGACACGAACTACTGGAAGTCGTTTGCACATACTCGGCTGGCGGTTCCCATGGGAGATCCCGGCTGCCTATCGCTGTTTGGTAGCACGCCCGAGGCGCATCGGCTGCTTGCCGAGCACTTGACCGCCGAATACCGCGTGAAGACACAGGGGCGTGGCCGCACTGTGGACGAATGGAAGCTCCGCGTCGATGGCACCGACAACCACTGGCTCGACGGCCTGGTCGGTTGCGCCGTCGCCGCGTCGATGAATGGCGCGACGCTGTTCGGGACCGATGCGAAGCCGATGGCACGACCGCACGTCCGGTTGTCCGAGTTACAGAGGAATAGGCGATAGATGCCCTGGGTCAAACAGCACGACAAAGTCGTCGATGGCCAGAAGGCCAGCCTGGTGTGCCGTGCCTGCGGCTGTCAGCACCTTTACGTCGTGTACCTCAAGCGTCTGCCCAACGGCGTGTTGATGGGGTTGCGGGAGTGCCGGTGTTGCGGCGAACGCATTACCACCCGCGAAGCGGCCATGTAGGCGTTCGTCGCGCAGCACGAGAGTGGAGTTTGCGGAAAGCAACAGGGCTCAATACCAACAACAGTAGAACCGTGCTCGGCTCCGGGATTTGGGCAATGAATGCTTCCTGATGACCCGCCGGATTGCTGCCCATGCCGACAAACGTGAGTCCGTCTGCCGATACAGAATAGACGTAAGCGATGTTCCAGCTCTGAACCGATGTCAATCCGTAATCGTTCAAGAGCACTGACTTGAAATCACGGAGGCCGTGTGCAGCGTCCCAAACAAAAGCGCTGGCAAAGCTGTAGATGCCGGTGGTGACATAGCCCGCAATGATTGAGCCGTCGCCTGACACGGCCAGCGGCTCAATCCTGTTGCTTCCACCGGGGAATTCTCCCAAGCTGACCATACCGCTCGCCGCTGTCCACCGAAAACCATCGCCCTCGACTGGTCCGGTCGCGGTGTGAGCCAAACCGACAATGGTCGTCCCATTGGCGGACACGGCGTTGGCCCAATTGAAGTTTGTGCCGCCTGGTAGATCACCGAGGTCCGTCATCCCGCCTGACGACGTCCAGCGGAATGCTCGCGGCGAGCCACTTGGGCTGCTGCCTTGACCGACGATAACGCTTCCATCCGCTGAAATGCCGTTTGCATGGCTGTCGAAGTTGCTGGCACCAGGAAGATCGCCGAGCCCTTGCATGCCATCCGCTTCAGACCAGCGGAATGCCTCGATCCCAAAAGCTGAGTGCGATGCACCGGTGATAACGGTCCCGTCGGCAG